GACGTTGGGCAGGATGTTGATGGCCTGGGTCATCTCGGCGAGCGAGTAGCCGCCGGCGTCGAACGGGTTGATGATGACGGGCATGGCGCCGGACTCCTGGTGTGTGGCGGTGGGAGGAACCGGGCGGACGCCCGGGAGCGCGGGCCGCCCGGGGCATCCCGGGCGGCGATGATCGGACGCGCGGCGCCCCGCTCAGGCGGTGGCGCGCGGCACGATGCCGGCGGCGGCGAGCTGGTCGTGCTTGGCCGCGATCTCCGCCGCCTGGTCGACCGAGGCGTCGAAGGCGAGCGCGGCCCTGGCGACGATCGCCGGGCCGCGGGCGAGGACGAGGCCGGTGGCGTCGGCCGCGGTGGCGTCGACCGCCGCGATAAGCACCGCGACCGCGGTCTCGGCGCCCTCGTCGCCGACGACCTGTGCCGCTGGCGAGAGCCGGTACTTGCCGGTAGCAGTGATCCTGCCGAGCACGGCGCCGAGCGGGTAGCTCGTGCCGGCCTTCAGCGTCACCGTCTCGCGGGTGTAGTTGGCATTGAGCTCGTACTTCAGAAGATCGCCGAGGGTCGGGGTCTGGGTCAGGACGGGCATGGGGGTCTCTCCTCGGGGATCAGGCGCTGGCGGCGGCGCGCTCGCGCGCGCGCCGCACGATGGGGCTCTCGCCGGCGGCCGCCGACGGCGCCGGGGTCGCGGGGACGACCGCGGCGGCCTCGCTGCGGGCGGCCAGCGTCTCCAGCACCGAGCGGCGCAGCGCGTCCGGCGCGACGCCGCGCGCCATGGCGTCGGCGGCGTCGATGGCGACGCCGAGCCGGCCGGCCTGCGCCGCCACCGCGGCGATCTCGGCGAACTCGGCGCGCAGCCGCGCGGCGTCGGCGCTGGCCACGGAGGCACCCGGCGCATCCGGTGCCGGGGCCGCACCCACAGCCGGCTGCGCAGCGGGCGCGAGCCGGGCCGGCGCGGGAGCGGGAGCCACGCCCACGGCCGGCGCCGCAGCGGCGGGCTGGGCCGGCGGGGTCTCGGGCGGCGTTGCCGGCGCGGTGGCCGTCTGCGCATCGGTGACGGCGGGCGGCTCCGCGGTCGCGGTGATCGTCGGTTCGGTCATGCTGGTTCCCTGCGCTGGTCGGGTGGTGAGGAGCCGGGCGGGTCGCCCGGGTGGTGGATCGAGACTGAGAGCGAGATCGGCGAGCGCCCGGTCGCGCGTGCCGACGCGGTCGGCGAGCCCGGCGGCGCGGCCGCGCTCGCCGCGGTAGATGGCGGCCTCGGTGGCGCGGATCGCCGTCGGGGTCGTGCCGCGGTTCCGCGCTACGGTCTCGACGAGCTCGGCATGGAGCGCGTCGACGTCGGCCTGGATGGCGGCGAACGCCCGCGGTGACAGCGGCTCGTGGCCGTTGCCGTCGACCTTGCGCGCGCCGGCATGGACCAGCGTCCACTTGCGTCCGGCGATGGCGTCGGCGCCGCTCGCGTCGAGATGCGCCGCGACCACCCCGATCGAGCCGACCTCGCCGGTGCGGGTGACGTAGAGGCGCTCGGCGGCGCTGGCGATGGCGTAGGCCGCCGACAACGCGCCCTCGCCGGCGACCGCCCACAAGGGCTTCCCCGCCTCGGCCCGCAGCGCCGCGATCGCGTCGACCAGGTCGAAGAGCCCGCCGACCTCGCCGCCGGGCGAGTCGAGCTCGAGCAGCACCGCGCGGACGCCAGGGTCCACGAAGGCCCCTGCGATGGTGGCGGCGACCTCGTCATAGCTCGTGGCGCCCATGAGCGCCGACAGCCAGTCGCCGCGGGTGAGCAGCGGCCCGTGGATCGGCACCACGGCGATCCCGTTCTCGGTCAGCGCGTAGCCGGCGGTGGCGCGGTCCTCGCCGCGGAACGGCGGCAGGGCGCCGAGCGCCTCCGGCGCGAGGCCAAGCAGGCCGTCGAGCGCCCGCGGGGCGAGCGCCAGCGGCCGGCCGGCGAGCCGGGCGAGCAGTGCGGAGTGCATGCGGTTCAGGTCCTGTTCGGGCGATCGGAGCCGTCGTCGGCCACCGCGTCATCGCCATCGGCCGCCGGATCATCGCCATGGCGATCGTCGCCGGTTGCCGGGCCGGCCGCCGCCGGCGCCGCCTCGGCGAAGCTCAGCCCGAGCCGGGCCTCGCGGGCGCGATCGGCGGCGATCTCGGCGTCGACCTGCTCGGCGTCGTAGCCGCGCTCGGCCAAGGCTTGGGCACGGCTCTTCAGCCCGGCGGCGATCTGCTCGATCTCGGCGCGGGCGTCCTTCAGGGGATCGACCCAGTCCCACTTCGGCGGCAGCCAGTCGCAGGCGGCATACTCGCGCCGCCGCCCCTCGTAGCCCGGCACGTCGAGCGCGCCCGCCAGCACCGCGACATCGAGCCAGCGCTCCCAGACCCGGCGGCATACCTGCCAGACCATCACCGCGTGCTGCCAGGCCTCGACCCGGCGGCGGAACTCGAGGAGCGCCAGCCGCGCGTTCGAGTAGTTCGCCCGCACCATGTCGTTCGAGAGGTAGGCGTAAGGAATGCCGAGTGCCGACGAGACCTGCAAGAGCGTGCGGTACTGGAACGGCTCGTAGGTCTGGCCGACGTCGGCCGGGGCCGAGGTCTGTACCTCCTCGCCGGGCTCGAGCATCACGATCTGCCCCGGTTGCAGGTCGAGGGTGCGCTCGGCCGAGGTGTCGCTCTCGGCGACGTCGAACGGCTCGGCGGGCGCCGGCGTGGTGATGAAGAGCGCGTGCATCGCCGCCACCTTCTTGCGGTCGAGCTCGGCGTCGTCGTACTGGTCGAGCAGGAACAGCTTCACGATCCCCGGCGCGAAGCGGGAGACCCCGCGCAGCTGCCCGGCGTCGACCGGGTCGATGACGTGGACGATCTCCGCGGCCGGCACCCGCACCGTCTCGCCGGCGAGCCCTGGGTCGGTGACGTCGCCCGGGTGGCGGCGCAGGAAGTGGTAGGCGACCCGCCGGCCGATCCGATCGAACTCGATCCCCTGGCGGATGGCGCCGCCGGGGAGCTGCTCGTTGCGGGTGAGCGGCAGCATCTCGGCCGGGATCATCTGCAGCTGCAGCGGCACGGCGAGCCCGTCGCCCGGCCTGCGCGGGCGGAAGCGCAGGAAGACCTCGCCGGCGATGAAGACCTCGCGCGCCACCCGGCGCTGCAGCCCGTAGAAGTCGGTGAAGCCCTCGGCGTCGGCCTCGTCGGTCCAGGCGAGCCAGAGCCGCTGCACCGCGGCCTTGAGCGCAGGGTCGGCGATCCGCGACGAGGGCTTGATGCCGGCGCCGACGGCGTTGCCGGCCCAGCTCTCGATGGCGTTGGCGGCATAGCCGTTGTTGCGCACCAGCCAGCGGGCGCGGGCGGTGATGTCGGCGCCGGCGGCGGCGACCAGCGTGTTGAGATGCGCGCGCGAGGGCTGGAAGTGGCGCAGCCGCCGGCTCGCCTCGCCGGCCTCGAAGCCGCCGACCAGCGCCCCGATGCGCCGGCGCCAGCGGGTCATTGCCCCCGCCACCGGTCAGAGCCCCTTGGCGGCGGCGGTGCGCACGATGCGCCGGCGCCCGCCCGCCTGCTCGGCGGCGATGCGCCGCTCGAGGTCGGCCAAGGCTGCTGCCATCTCGGCGTCGCTGGTGTAGCCGACCTTACGTCCCTCGACCTCGACGCTGCGCACGCCGCGGTAGCGGGCGGCGAGCAGCGCGTCGCGGCGGGCGATCATGTCGTCGAGTGTCATGGTATCCCTCAGCTCAGATAGCTCGAGCGGAACACCCGCCGGCCGCAGGCGCTGCGGCGGCGGATCAGCCCCGCCGACGGCTCCGCGGCCGTCTTCGTCGCGTTGGCGCCGGCCGAGGGCGGCGCATCACCGTCATCATCGCCGCCCGCCCCGAGCTGCGCCTCGAGGTCGGCCCAGCGCGCCTCGGACCAGCGGTCGGCGCCGGCGATCCAGGCGGCGGCGCGGGCGTAGACCCGGGCGTCGAGCGCCTCGTTCCTCTCCCGGAGCTTCTGCCATTCGAGCTTCGCGAAGCCGCGCCTGGTCTTCACCGTGACCAGCTGCTCGGTGACGAACTGCTTCAGCCATTCGGACTCGACCCAGTCGGGCAGATGCACCGTTCCCGGCGTGAACGATGCACCCGCGGCCAGCTCCTTTGTGGAGAGGCGCGCAATAGGGACCCCGTTTCCGGGGTGATCGGCTTCCAAGAGGGACCCCCT